ATGCGTGATCTGATCCTTCAACTCAGCAAAAGTTCGATTTATTCAACAAAGCCACTGTAAGGCTGATCCCCATCAGGTCCTGGGATTATAATGGCCGGCAACGCTGAGTTCATTAATATCTTTGTGTCAAGATAACTACAGGCATACTCGAATGCAGCTAGGTTATCCTTAAAAACAAGTGGCTGCACCGTATTGCTAACTTCCTTCTTGCCGATTAATCTGTTTATCATCTTTTTGAACATAAAGGCCACCAAATGATTAAGCTGGTTTGCACCATCACAGCAACTTTGTTGTTTACATTACCAATTTTTTCTTATGCAAACGACATATGCTTTAAAAATTTGATAAAGGAAGATATGTGCGCATATGCAAGTAAAGTTGCCTCAGAAGCAGGCAAGTCACTTCCCATAAAATTGAATGATAATATGTCTATTATTTCAGTAAATTCGATATTTAACAAATTGTTATTTGTAGCACGCTTAAATTACAACCAAGAATATTTATCACAAATTTATAATGGAGATGTAAATTTAGAAAGTAAATTAAAGGGTGTAATGAAGAATTATTCAAAATCAAGCATTTGCACTAACAGGCAAACAAGAGCATTTGTTGGGCTTGGTGGCGAAATTGAGTATAGATATGTATTTAGTGATGGCAATGTATTTGACACATACGCCATCACTAGCTGTGAATAGCTATTTCATCTGCTCTTCAACTTTGTTTAGTAACGGTGATATCGCCCACAGATTCTGAAATGGTAGCATTTTACGGACCGCGTGGGTTTGCTGGCTGTCAAATTCCCCGTTCAGTACCCCATGAGCCACCGTTGCAGCATCACCACCGAGATCGAAGGTCGGCCCCAGCATAGCACCAATGGCATTGCGGCTTTGGAATCTGGATACCGGCGGCGCACCAAACATCGCGCCAAGACCAAACCGACCGCCGCTAACGTTCTCGACGGTATTCAGTGGCTCAGACAACCAGCCAATCATACCGCCACGGTCAATCCCCTCTTTCACAAGGTTATTCCAGCTGTAGTCGATATCGCGGCCGCTAAGCTTTTGCTTCATCATATAGACCATAGACCCGAGTGCGACAGTACCCAGAGCGCCCAGATAGAATGACGCATCCCCCTGCTGAATACCAGATACCAGCACGCGATTATGCTGAGCAAAGATAAACGTTTTGAACTGGGTGATCAGTTTCCACCCCTCTTTACTGAAGAACAGCGGCGTATCGCCCACGCCAGGGGTTACAATCACCGAATCGACATCCTTCAGCACCGCGGCCTGGAATATCTCCCTAACGTGACGATCGTCCCACAAGTGGCTGTGGCCGGTTAGAAGTCCATCCATATCCTCGCCGTGCTTACCGAACTGCTCACCGATGCGCCGCAGCATATCCTCATTGATACCAACCTGCGCCATCTTGCGTAATTCGGTTTTGACTATCTCGCCGCCGCTGGATATCTGCCGAGCCGCATCAAGTATCCTCGACTGAACAATCATTCCTGACCACGATTTAAGCACGCTGTTCCACTGGTTCATCAATGTCCAGTTCCCAAACTTTTGCGTCATCCAGTTAAGACCGCGCTCGAATGCAGTGCGCCGGCTGTAGGGATCGGTCAGGTCGGCAATAGCTTTGGTTCGCGTTGAAAGAACGTACTCCAGGCCAACAGACATTTCGCGCAGGTCTTTTGTGGCGATCTTTACGGCATCCATGTTCCTTAGCATGCTGGCCATAGGACCGAGAGATTTACGCAGACCATGCTGCATCATCGGCCGCATCAGATCGGTGGCCGCGGCGACGGTCATGCCGCCAAGCAGGCGAAGGAAGTTAACATTCCTTGCAACCCGCCCGGCCCGAACGAAGAAACTGCGAGGATCCTGCGGGGCGCCGTAGGTGCCTAGAAGGCGGTCGCGCATTGCAGTTATATCCCTGATATCTGCTTCGCGTTGTTTTTCAAGCGCTGCACGTTGTTTAGGCGTTTTCGCCTCTTTGATCAGCCGCGTATATTCTTCGCTAACCTGGCGAATCTGATCCCCCATGTCTTTACGGCCGAACTGCGCTGTCAGTTCGATTTCCGGAGCCACCTGCCTGAGGTAGCTTTCCATGATGTGATTGACGTCTGACTCCAGGAAATCCTCTATACGTTCATCGGGAATAAGCAGAGTTCGGCTTTTGGTGAAACCAGCCCGGCCAACGAGTCTCTCTGGGATAATATCGGCAGGAACAAGTCCGGAAGGTGCGCCGATTATTTTATTCACGATCTCGTCAGCAGCGTCCTCTGCTTCCTCTCGGGATAGAGGTTCCATCTGCTTTAGAGCCCGCTCGCGGCTTGCATTCAGCCTTGTGGTTGAATTTGCCCGTTTTTGCAGTCGGCGAAGCTCAGAGCGGTATTTCCGTGGGTTATCCAGCAACTCCATATGGCGCTGATAGACCGGAAGTTCTTCTTTAGCCTGGGCTATATCATCAAGCCGTGTTTTAAGATCAGAGCTTTCTTTCATCATTCTGGCCTGAAGTCTTTCTGATGAAGTATCAGCCAATTGTTTTTCTATTCTGGTAAGGCGCGCCTGTGTGTCAGCTTCCTGAGATATGAGCTTATTGCGTTTATCCAGCTCTTCCATGAGTAGGATTTTTTTCCCGGACCATTTCTCGGCTTCGGCGATATCACTCGCCAGGGCCTCAGCGCGCGGCGCTGATTCCTCCGCATTTTTCAGACCTGCATTTATCTTTTCAATTCTCTGCCCGGCTTTATCAGCTCCTTTAGCACTAATACCCTGTATCCAGTTGGCTATCCTCCCCCTGAATTCAGTGCGGTCTGAAAGTATCTTATCGAATTTATAAATACGTGGAAGATAGCTTTGTGCCGTCACAACATCGACATCTTCCGGAAGGATCCCAAGCTCCTGCATACGGGCTTTTGTGCTCTCGAAAATAGGTCGAATACTGGCGGCCGCCTGCGCCACTTCAGGAATATCACTCTGATCGCCGCGGCGCATAGCCATGCCCACAGCCTCATTGAAATCTACAAAGTTCATCCTCTTCGCACCGCTGGCGCTGACGGACTTGCTGTACTGCTGATAAGCGTCTCGGGTGGTTTCCATCTGCTTATAGAGCATGGCATCGTATTGCTTAATCTTTGTTTCTGCTGCCGTAAATGTAGCTAGGCCTTCGTCATTTTTGGCAAAGAAATAGTTATTCTCAGCCAGTTGCTGGTTTATCTGTCGGGAAACCAGTGATGGAGACTGAGCCAGCCGGCCAGCAGGCGTGACGCTGAGAGTTTTATTTGCGAGACCAAGCCCAGCTAGTTGCTCCTGATCTAGCGTCGTATTGAACACCTGCGCGGCGCCAATGCTCTGCGGAGAGTCCATGCCACGCAAATTCTCACCAATGGCATTAGCAACAGCGGAGCGCTGAGCGGGCCCTGCAAGAACCTGTGCGCCAGCGCCAAGAATACCGCCGACAAGAGCATCAACCGCAACGTTTGAAATACTCTCCATCGCCGATCTTGTTTCCTGCGTCGCCTGCAATGATGCTTCTGACGCAACTCCGCCTGCAGCGTTAGCTAAGGCAAAGCGCCCTGCTGTTTCTGCGATGCTCCCGCCGCGGGCCACGGCTCCAGCAGGAATGAACATCGCAGCGACGTTAACTGGATCAATCATTCCCATTGCCAGACTTGAAATCGTTCCTGCGCCTCCGACCTCGGATAGATATTCCCTGTCCGCCTTCTGCTGATCTATGCGGTGCTTAATAGCAAGAGTTTCCTCTGGCGATCCGGCGTTGATAAATGAATCAGCAAAGTCCTCATAGCCTTTAATATCTGCGGCATCATTATCAAACGGGTTATAGCCGTCAACTCGGTCAAACTGGCTGAACGGAGCGCTGGCGATAAAACTTCCCAGGGAGTTATCTATGCGGAAAGCTGCTTGCCTGGATTGCTGAACGCGCTGATCGCTGGTAAATGGATTTACGGCAGAGAGCAAAGAAGGCGTTTCCATATAAAAATCGCTGTCATCTGGCGTGGCTATCTGCTGAATGTCCTCGCCAAGCAACTCTTTCGGATCCTGTTCATACGTCGGCATTATTTGCCCCCTGCGTAAATGTTGCTAGGAAGGTTATTGGCTGAACCATAGCCAAAAGGCTTAGTCAGATCTGGCGGCGTATAGCCTTCATTGTTACTGAACTGCGGTAATGGATTGCCTTCTCGCTTCACTCTAGCCTCATCGACTCGTTGCTGCTGGAACTGCATGGTTTGTCTGTACATCGGAGATGTCTGCTGATCTGGTTTGAAGCGAACGGGAAGCCCATTCTCACCATAATACGGACGGACATCATCGTAACCGTCCTGATTTTTCTGTCTCACCATGACCGCATAGCTTTTATCTCTTGGCGTGACACCATCAGGAACGATAACCAAATCAGTATCACTACGAGCACCACCAAAAGCTTTAGCTTTAAGCTCGTTTTTCTCCTGATACCATTGGCCTTCTATCCAGTTACCGGATCCACTGTTCACCCCATAAAGCGCTTCTGGGGCATATTTCATAACCTCTGCACTACCATTAATAGTAGAAACTCCCCATGTGGTTCTGATCATGGCGTTGGTCATTTTCTCAGCCTGGTCTGCATCGCCCCCAGTCTGTGCAAAGTTTGCATCGTAAATTGTCTGGTAATCACGTTGATAGGCCGCATTTGATTTGCCTGGATCGGTAATGTCTGGAGACCACGAACCAAATGAGGTCAGGCTGCTAGCGTTGTTTTGTGCAGCAGTTGTCCGTGCGGCGACATATTTTTTGTCTCGCATGGCAGTGGAAAGCATCTGTTTCATCCGGTCATCCTGCTGGAATACCTGGCTATATGCCATGTCCACAGCCTTATCCTCCGGAACTCCAGCGCGGGAATAATCGTAAACCTTCCCATAAAATGCCATCGTTCCCTTATCAAGGGTTGCTGCGGCCGCCGGGTTATTATCGAATAACTGGCCGTAGAATTTTGCCATAGGAACAACCAGTGCAGGATCTCTTGAGGTTGCTCCGCTGTTAAGCATAGTTTTGACCTGCGTTGGTATCATGCCGCTTTTAGTTGTGACGGTGGCCAGCGCATTGATGCTCTGCGGATCAGATATCGAAAACGAAGGCGCAATATCCTGAGCAAAGTAATGGTCCACGGCTGCCTGGTTATTTTTGTCGTTAGGATCTAAGGGGAAGTTATTTTGCAAGGATGAAACTAAGCGGTTGCGCCCCTGTTGTGCTTGCCACTCTGTATCCATTTGCTTAAATTTGCTCTGCATTTTCTCCCATCGTTGCTGGTTAGCTGCAAAGCCAGGAGCATTTGGATCCTGTGGGCGAAGTCGCTCAAGAATGTCCTGTCGTCCTTCAGGGGTAAGGTCCTTAGCTGCACCAATTACGCCGCCATATTGTATCTGCGCCTGCATATCTTGCCATTTCAACGCCCCAACGCGAGGGCCATTAGCCCGGATAAAATCAGCCTCAGAAGGTAATTGAGCCGGTCTAAGCCCCTCATCAAGAGCTGAATATGCATCCTTCACTACAGAGCTAAGTTGTTCAGCATACTGTTGACGGTACTGGTTATTAAGCTCGTTAGCCTGCCTCAATGCCTGCATTTGCATTTGAGGGCTCATAGCATCAAAAGCGGCATTTCCCGTATAGCGCTTTGGTGAATCAAGGTTAGTTAACCCGAGCGCAGCCGACACACCAGTTTCAAGCTGGTCAGCACTGTATGGGACACTGCCATTTTCATGCTTAACAATACCGGCACACAAAGCTGCAAGGGTTTTAGGGTTGGACACATCAAGCGGGTCATTAGCTCCCACACCAAGGGCGCTGCACAGCGCCTTGATATAAGCATCGGTGTTATTGCCATCGCTGGCCGGCGCCCAACGATTAACGATCTCGCTCACGGTGTCGTATCCCTGGCGCTGGTACGACAGCAGGTTTTTACCCAGCGCGCGGATCCCATGCTCGGGCGTCGCAAAAGTAGCAAAACGGCCATCACTCCCCGTCTGCCCCTCCCAGGGGTTTGAACCTGCTTCAATATTACCGGGGTTGTTATTCCTCAGGCCCCTGGCTGCGCCAGAGTTACCGTGAGCCACAACGCGGCCAACGCCATCTAGATCGCCTGGCTCGCCGTTTTTTTGAAGGAGATCTCCAAACTGCTGAGCAATATTCCCAGTAGTAGCCTGCCACCCCATCTGCTCTTTGAGCTGCGTTTTTTGCTGCACGCGCCATTCATCAGGCATGCCATGAACATCAGCATACTGATCAATGGCATCAAAACGCTGTTTGGCAAGACTCACGAAGGCCGGGTTATCGTTATAAAGACCAGTGGACTGAGTTACGGCCAGAGAGTTCCCAGAAGTAAACGCCTGATCCTGAAATTGCTGGAACTGGCCAACCTCATACCGGCGGGCCTGGTTGTGAAATGACTGCATGGACTGCTGCAATTGAAAAGATAACTGCTGACGGGCCTCGCCATCCGGCACGGTACCCAGCAAGTCCTGAGCTTTCTGCTGCATGTTCTGCATGACGACATCGCTTTGCCCGAGCGCAGCTTTTCCCTGCTTCGTTATCAGACCATTGTCAGGATTGTTGAACTGGTCATCACCGAACTGATTAAACTGCAGCAGAGCATCCTGGCTAAGCGCTACATCAGCCTTGCGCTTTGCATCAGCCATCATATTGATCGACGTATCAGCAGCCTGCTGGATGCCCTGCACCAGCGGATTTTCCGGGACACGAAGATTGCTCGTCATCACCGGCGCGGTTTGCGTCTGGCTCTGGCGTTGATATTGCGGAACGGTTGGCATAGTCAGCTCCTTTTACTTAGCGGAAAGCGGCTTCCAGGTACCGCCCAGCGTCTTGTATGCATTAAGACCGGTCAGCGTGGAGTTGAGCAGTGTTGAACCTGCGCCAAGCATTCCGGACTGCTTATCAATTTTCCCCTGAGCGCGGCTGGTATCAGCCTGGAACTGCAACCCGGCGGCCTGTCGCTGGCCATTGTTGATGGTGGTCAGTGCGTCAAGCGTCCCCTGCTGCATGGTTTCAGTTGTCAGGTCCAATGCGTTACCGCTCGTCAGGTCGGCGCCGTTAGCCGCCAGAGCGGTGGTCTGTTGACCGGCAACCCGCCGGGCCTGCTGCCGCTGCTGGTATGCCTGGTCATTAGCTGTATTGATAGTGTCGCGGGCGGCCTGCTCCTGAGCGTCGGCGTTAGCGTTCGCCAGCGCGGCGTTAGCGCGGCCTGTCTGGATCTGGCTGTAAGCGCTGAGACCGCCAGAGACGGCGGAAACTGCCAGCGCTGCGGTACCGACATCACACATGGTCGATCTCCTTCGTAAAGTGGTGAAATGGCATGCCCTTTAATCCGTATGGCTCAGGATCTGCCAGGGTGAACCCCATCCAGTGAAGCCAGGATTTTGCTGCGTGGTTACGCGCATCTACGTAATTTTCAAGCACGCGATATCCGCGTGACATGTCACGAAGAATCGGTCGGCAGTGGCGGAGGAATGTCAGCGGCTGATGCTCAATGTGGTCGGTGCTTACAAGCCACGGAATACCGCGCCCGGTGATGATCGATGCAGGAGATATACCGAAGATGGTTACCACCTGGCCGTTAATCATCCCTGCAGCGGCTACCGAAGCGCTTTTCATGGCGCGAGTGATGACTTCCGCCGGAGTCATACCGGCTGCAGCCATAAACTCATCGTGGTCTGCCTGGCGGACATGCGGGAGAATGGCGCTGATGTGCTCGTCAGTAACGCTGACTATCTCAACTTTTCGCATATCAGCCTCCTACCGTTACGCGCGGTATAATGGCCAGAATGCCAAGCGGCAGCGGATCGGAATGGCTAATTACAACCCGCCCGTTACGCTCCCAGTTTGCATCGAGGTTCATATCGATGATGCCCGTCTTTAGCCCTACCGGGTCGTCGTAGAATTCCCACTCACGCTGGGTATACTCCAGTAAGTGAGCATCATCTGTTCCGGCCCAAACCGAGCGCCCGCTGTTGAGCATTACGCAAAGCTGATTGATGAGTTTGGTCTTATCCAGCAGCGTAGACTGCCCTGCAACGTTCACGTCCAGCGTTTCGATAACCGCGGCTACCGGCAAACCGATATGCACCACTGACGAGTGGTTTTCGATCGTCACTTCGCCACCTGATACAACCTGCTGAGGTTCAACGTTACCGTCGGCAAGAATGCTAACCGCCTGCCCCTCGAGGTGAGACAGTCCAGCAAATGTCCGACGTGCTATCGACCATGTTGATTGCGCAGTGTTGCGCAGAGCTGTCGGCACATCACGGTTTGCTAATACGGTAGCCACTGTTGATGAGATAACACCAGCAATGCTCAAACGCATCGACTTGCTGACACCGCCTTCGGTGTAGGGAATATGGATCTCGTAATCAGTGCTCGATGAGTCGAAGATTGCAGAGCTGCACGTTAGCGTGAATTCATCCTGGTATGTCCAGCCACCGGTGGAACCGATCGTCATTGTGCGTGAAGAGTCGGTGTTTTCTCCGCTGTAAGACAGGCCAGAATCCACGAAAAATGCATCCTGCTGTTCTGTAAACTGCCTGGTGTTCAGTCGCTCAACATAACGAACTGTCGATCCATTCACCGTACGGCGAATGAGCGCATAGACCGCATCTTCCTGCCCTTCGCTAATACTGCAGATCGATTCGACATAGCCATTAGTCATCGGGTGCGGATGCCAGGCATATACCTGCTGCTCACGGAGATAAGTCAGGCCAAGAAGCATGCCGTCACTCCTCGCACACCATGCAACGCTGAACGGCTGTACAGACAAAGCCCAGTCTCTGATGCTGTAACCGTTAAACAGGTGACTGGCAAGAAGGGTCAGATCACTGGATTGATAGCTGTCCTGGTCGAATGAGTAAAACAGGTCACGGATGATGGAGCCCTTCTGCTGAACGTACAGTGCAACGCTACCAACGTTGATTGGTGCCAGATCGCTGCTACCGTTGAACGACTGACCGGACATCGCAAAGCCACCGGTTCCCGTCAGGTTGCCGTTGCTGTCGCCTGTCACCTTGAACTCTCCGCCGCTGGTCAGCACGATAAGCTGACCGACATCGAGAAGATGCAGGATTTTGTTCAGCTGGCGACCGGCGTAGTTATAGGTTATCGCATCGTCGTCAACCTTCGGGTTGCTGCGATAGAAGTTGTGATAATCACCGGTACGGCTACACCATATAGTTTGAGGAAATGCCCGGCTGCCGCCGAAAATCAGCCGCTGCTGGTAATAGGTAACTGTTCCAGGGTATCCGTCTGTATCGTTCCAGGCATAATGCGCCCATTTGTAAGTGGCGAAGGTGCTACCTACCACTTGCGCTGGCAGCTCGATCTCACCATCCTGACGTGGCACAACGTCAGCCGTTGCAGTTAGCCCATCTCCGGCGACGGCTGTAATACGGCACACGCCAAAACCACTATGCAGATAGCGCCACAGCACACCGTTACGGCCACCAAGACCCCAGCCATCCCAGGAATCGCCCGTTGTATGGGTAGGAGCAACAGTGCCGGTTGTGCCATTAGAACCGCCGTCAACACAGCGATAAAAGTTCTCCTGATATCGGCACTCGTCACCGATCCCGATGTCTTTATCGGTTTCCCACCGACCAACACTATCTACCGCTTTCTGTTCCATGTAGAACAGTTTTCCCACGTGCTGGCTTTTGAAAATCGGGCTGCTGGCAGTCAACGTTACGGATCCAGTTCGGCCTGAGGCGTACACAGTTACCGAGTCGTCTGTGTTCAGGTCCTGGAATGGCCCGCTGGTTGTTGTCACTGCGGCGGTGCGCCAGTCAGCCTCTCCGTAACGGCGGATCTCAAGAGGAGGATAATCGTTGTGGCACACCGTCATCACATCGGCAGACTGCGTAAATTTCAGCTCAGAGATGACGCTAACCGGCCATGGGGTAGCAACTTCAACAGGGCTGCCGCCGTCCGTAACCAGCGCGCCGTTAGACCAGACACGGAAATAGTGATCACCGAGCTCGAGCGCATAGGTTTGCGATACACTGAACTGGAACGGTATTAGCCGGCAGTAACGGTCTGCATATTTCGCGCTCCCCAGGAACCGGAAACCGGGACGATTTTCAATGCCGCCTGACTGCCTGACGATGAAATTGCGGCAGCGGCGCAATGACGTCTGGTATTTTTCAAGATCGATTCGACCATACAGTGAAGGCGATATCTCGCCGCCGGCAAGCGACGGCTGCACCAGTGAATAGGCCATCAGCAGATCCTCGCACTGGCAAGGTCAGACATCGCCTGCTGCGGTTCATGCGCCTCATCAAGAGAGCGTTGCATGGCCGCCGTAAGCACCTGCTGATAATTGGCCATTGCCTGCTGACCGAGACTGGCATTTGCCGCGATCGGCATGGCTATCTCTGCCGCCATACGCCACGAAAGCGCATCAGCGAACAGGGCATCAAACATCGTCGGGTCAGTGATGCTTTTCACGTATAGCAGTACCGCCTGAGACTCATTGGTATGAATGACGCGGCCAGTGCCATCTTCATTGCTGCCAACTTCAAAAACAGGCTTATCCTGCAGAACGATATGAGACCCAGTGAACCACTTCGGTAATATGGCAGCTATGCGCGCGCAGTCGGTAGGGTACTGATACCGGAACAACCATCCCGGCGCAGGGTCGCCAAGGTCAGCCAGGACAACGCGCGACATGGCAAAGTTCCAGTCGTTGTCTGCCAGAACTGCGTCGCGCATGGACTCGTAAAACAGGTTGCAGGTATATGCCTCTTTGGTCTTTTCGGTGAGGCTGTTAATCGTCCGGCTGTTGCCTATACGTGCCAGCGCGATATTACAGATATTGATCACTGATGCCATATCATCCACCAACTAAAAAGGGGCTTTCGCCCCTTTGGTTATGAGGGCTTACACCCCGAGTTCTTTTCGCCTTTCGGCGATCTTCGCCTTCAGAGTTTCCGCTTTGGTATTGAAATGCGGCGCTTCGCCGAACATTTCTTCATACTGTTTGCGCAAATCGTCGAGCTCGGTTAACTCTTCTGCACTGGCCGGGACAATCTTTTCGCTCAGGCTGGCATCAACGGAAACCAGATTACTTCCCGGCTCACCGTCGTAGGTAACGATGTCGCCCGGCTCATGCAGGCGGCCATTGATGAATGACCGCTTAGCGACTTTGTACTCAGGCATTGGTTTGCACGCCTCCGGTGATACCCGCAGTGACTTTGCCAGTGGTCGGCGCAGTACCAGTCACCGTATAGTTCAGACGGATGTAGCGTTCCATCTTCATCGGCAACGTGATAACCGGAGACTTATAGCCCAGCACCAGAGACGCCAGAGGGATCGTCATGGACAGCACGTCCGCAGCGGAACTGAATGCAGAGTTGTCATCGGTTTGCACCGTCACAGTCAGGCTGGTCAGGTTGTTGAAACCTTCAACCACCTGGATAAGCAGCGGGATATCGCCATATTTACCGACATCTTTATTGCTGCCGGTATCAATGACGTTGGTAGAAGCAGCCGTGGCCGTAATGGCCTGAGCTGCGGAAAAAAGCGCTTGCTGGTCGAGCAGCATGATCCCCCCTTACGCCGTTACGGCTGATTCAGTATTCAGGATGGCGTCAGCGCGACGGATCGGAATACCCAGGAAAGAAACGATTTTCTTACCGGCATATTCGTCGATCGTCAGGTTAACGTTTTTCGCATTCATAGCCTGCTTGTGCAGCCAGGCATGGATGGTCTTGTTGCAGTAGATGACCTCTTTACCATCGCCCAGCATTGCGACATCACGCGCGTAGTACGCATCAACCATCATGCTGATGAGGTCGGCGCCGGTTGCAGCATCTTTGGTCAAGGTGGTGACATCGATGTTGCAGATGCGCGAGATCGAACGCCAGTCACGGACTGACAGGCCGAGATGCCATTTGAACTCATCACGGTAAGCCAGGAACTGACCGCCGTTCGCATCGCTGACCAGGTCATTACCCAGATCCTGATGCTGGAACCCGGCGACCATACCTTCCGGATAGATCATGTGTGCGGTGTTCTCACCCCAGGACATGAACCAGATGGAGGTATTGGTAGAACCACTACCACCGGCGCTGAATACGTTCTCCGCGCTGGCCGCTTTGGAAGTGCTCAGAGTGTTGAAGCGCGGAGCCAGGCCCATGAACGCTTCCGGCTCAGCATCGGTATTGCCGTAGAAGGTGTAGCGGGAAACCTTGTTGTTAAAGCCCTGCAGCTTGCCCATGTTCTCGGACACGCGGAACGAGTCCGCATTACCGGAGCGATCGGCCAGGTCTTTGTCTACAAAGCCAAGGTCGTACAGCATACCGGTAGTGTCAGTCACCGGAACGGTCTGGGTTTTGGTAGGCTGCACACCCTGGTTGTAACGGCGCCACACCGGCTCGGGAATACCGGCACGAATGGTGGTTTTGTGCTTGGAACCGTCATTACACGGCACGTAAATCGCATCGGTAATGACATCGTTGCTTTTCGCCAGTTGCTCGACGATTTTAGCGATCCGCCCGTTCTTGTCGGTACGGCTGTACACGTCAAGAAGAGAAGGCAGCGTCTGACCAATTAAAGCCATGATTACACCTCACTATTTTTTGCTTGGATAAAACGCTTCGACCAGATCGTTTTTCGGCGATCCGTTACCCTGGCCAGTGACGAAACTGTCTTCACTCATCAACTTGCCTACCTTTGCGAACGCCCGAACCATTTCCGGGTGGTTACCCAGGCCGGTCGAGTCAAGGAATTCGCGGAACTCTTTCGATGCGAAGGTATCCAGCGCCTTCTGCGCGTGCCCTACGGATACCGTTAATTTGTCGCCACCGATTTCTTTGTCAGCCTTCGTGTCAGCTGCCCACTGTTCAACCTGCTGCCCCCACGACTCAGCCTGGCGGTTCTGGATTTGCTCCTGCAGTTGTGGCCACAGTCCAGCCAACTTCTGCGCCTGGTCATTAGAAAGACCAAGCTCGCGCGCCACGGGCTCAAACAACTCAACAGCTTTTGAGTCCAGCTCAGTGCCTTCAGGTGCCGTTAGTTCATATTTTTCTGGAACCGATGGCTCAGCAGAAAGAGTTGGCTTATCGCCAGTCGGATCAGGTTTATTACCATCAGCTGGCGAAGGTTCTGGATCTGCTGCTGGTTGTTGCGCTGCTTCAGATTGCTCAGCCGCAGGAGCCGGGGATGGTTCGGATGCTGCTGGAGCTGCTCCACCATCTGCAGGCTGCTCATTGCACAAACGCCGATACATCAGACGCTCAAATAAATTCATCGCTATTCCTCGCTGGCCTCTTTGGCCATTGCCAGATACTGATCGGGACACGCCTCCATCACGTCGGAAAAGACTTTCAGTCCCGTGTTACGTTTTCCTTCGGCGAAGGCTGCCGAGAGCGCCTCACCGGTATAAGTCGTACGCCACACCCCAGCCTGCTCAATCAGGCGCCAGATGAAACGGCGGCCGTGTTCTGTCTCGCAGATGAGGCGCAGGTCATTAAGTTCGTTCTCGCGCCGTAACTGCTGCCTTTTGAGCTCATCTGCTGCCAGTTCTTCACGCTCTTCTTCGCTCAGGTAATCAGTCATTGCGTCACCGCCGGCTGCTGAGCAGCATCAGAGAGGGTTTTTAACAGGCTAGGGTCAGCGGTGTTGGTATCGCTCAGGGTCTTAGCGGTTGCGCCAGCTTGCTGGGCCATAGCCATCATCTGCTGCTGTTGCTCCATTTGAGCACGCTGCTCGCGCGTAGCTTGCACCTCATCATCAGAGTTAACGATCGTGGCCGGGACGCCGAGCATATTTCCGTACTCGTCAATCGTCTGGTCGATATTGAGTTTGTCGAGCGCCGCAGGATTGGCTTTTGCAAGATTCCCAACAAAGCCAACAAAGCGCTCAACGCTGCTGATCCCTATGGATTTTTGGGCCTGTGCCAAAATGGATACATATTCAACTTTCAGAGGAGTTCCCTGCAGTTCTTCCGGTGGCTCAGGAAAGAGGTTGCGGCGCGCCATGATTTTGAATGTGCGATCAACGAAAGGATCAAGGAATTCATCATTAAGTCGCTCCAGGACTGGACCAAGCTGCAGGAGTTTCTCATCCTGCATTGCAGCCACAGCTTCCACTGGCATGCTCCTGGTGTTGATGGTGCTGAACAGGTTAAACAGGTCAGAGAAGAAGCAGGCTTCAATCATTTGGCGGTCATCAGCAATACTGCCGAGCATGTCATTAAGCTGCGGGCTGACGGCGTAAGCCGGACGCACTAGCTTGGTAGCATCAACCTCATCAACATAAGTAACGCCGCCAGGGGCAAGGTTGATCAGCTTATTTTTAAGACCTGTCGGGGCCACCATTGGCGGGTTAACAAGCTTATCGATCGCGTTAGCTTTGCGAATTTGCTCCAGCTGCAGCGCCTTACCAGTACCAAGAGCCATCATTCCCGGGCAGTTACTCCCGTAAACGTCTTCCCCGTTAATCTCCCAGCGCGGTGAAAGGATCGGCGGCTCATCAAAACCAGCCTCACGAAGGAGCTTGTCACCGTCTCCGGACAACTCGAAATACACCGATTTGAATGCCTTGTTGCGGGAGTTCAGCTTGCCATTCACACGATCGATATTGGGCTCTGTCAGATGGACCACATCGAACCATGCTTCATAGTTCGCGTTATCCCAGGCGCCGCGCACGGCGTTACTGACGTTGTCCAGGCCAAACTGCATAACAATCTGGCGGGCAGTCATGGAGAAAACGCGATATGTGGTATCGACTGACAAACGATGCGAGTTTGACAGGTAGTAACTTCCGATCGGCAGAGGATGAGTACGAATCACATCTTCGTCGTCTTCGAGAACCGCCATAGCCGCGGTACCAAAAACACCAAGATGCCGGTAGATAATCGGCAGGGACTGGTAGACGTTAGAGCGGTTCATGACGTCGTTCATCCTGGTCATGACCACATCAAGCCAGCGTTTTACCGGTCCATATTGCATCATCTCCGGATCCGGCGTTGCCAGCTTAAACCATGGGCGGGTTGGGCTGGTGATACCTGACAGCATGCCTGATTGCAGAGTGCGGGCAGCTTTAGAGGCGGTAGGGTCAACGATGCGGGTATTACGCTTGCTGCCGTTGTTTCTCTCCGTCGTAAGAAAGCGCGTGCTGCGGGGATCGATAAATTCCGCCAGTTCGCGCCAGTGCTCCTCAAAGCTGGTGCGCTCATTTTTGAGCTGCCCCAGGTGTTTGAGGTAATGCTGTTTCGGAGAGAGTTCGGCCATGGATTACGCCCCGAGCAGGGTCTTACCCTGAGTGCCGCCAGAAGGCTGCGTTACACCCTGGCTCGACGTCAGGATTGTTGATTTCTGCCCGCCCGCTGCGGCACGGCGACGACGATCGCTATCAGCGGCGTTCTGTACAGCAGAATCGGAAACCTGCGGCGCCGCCTGAACCTGCGGAGAACTCACTTTCGGCTTGCTGATGCACATTTTGCTGCGCTCCATACGCGTTTAAATTATTACCAATTTAACCACATATGATTTATTTGTCGTAGTGTATTGACCTTTTGACGATAAATTATTACCTTTTTGGTAAACACAACATGAAAGCGCACTCCATTCCCTTCCATTGGTGGCTTTGTCGTTACTCAGATGGAGGAGTGCGCTTCCAGGTGTGAAAGCATCCGGCGTATGGCACATGCGTCGATAGCGGTCCGGGAGCTCCTTGTTACATGGCCCACCGGGTAGCCGGAATGTGCAAGCCATGCCCTGCATGCACGACAGCGACTCACCATCGTGGCGGTACGGTGTGACACCTCGGAAGAGACGAGGATATTTAAGACAGCAAGCTGAGCAGAGTGAAATGCTTGCGACCCTCCAGAAATGGAGACGAGCCAAAGTGCCGTGTTAATGCGTCCTCTGCAAACCTTCACAACAGGTAAGGGCATTGTAAGTAGCATATCTGGGAAATGCGGCTTATGCAGATGCGGTTCGATTCCGCCGCAGTGCTCTTTCCGTTGTGGTGAATGCGCAGGCTGATGCGCAAGCTTATCAGCTAGATGGTGGGGTAATGGCTCACCATGGCGACGACGGGTAGTTCATTTACATGCCGGAGATCAGCGCCGGCCACCACACCAGAATAACGCCTCAGGACCGTGATACCCGTAGTTCCAGTGCAAGTTTGGCGGTGGCAGTTATTCCCTTTCTGACCACCGCCCTTTTTACAGCAGAACGCCATTGCGATGACTTCATGCTGTAAACCCTGTGACACCCAGCCAAGGACGGCACCCTTCATTGCTTCCATTTCGCCCGGTTCGCCGGGCATTTTTTTGCCTGGTGACTGAGCGCTACCATAACGGTATACTGCCATAAAAAACATATGGGATTATCATGTTAGAATCACTTAAAGAATTCACGACATCGACATTCAACACAGCAATGAATCGAATTAAAAACCCTGCGTTTGGTGCTTTCGCAATTTCATGGTGCGCATTTAACTGGAAGCAAATACTTTATTTGCTTTTTGCTGACAACGGAATTTACTACAAAATAGAATATATTTCGCAAAATAGCAGTTGGTGGAACGTTATAGTCTTCCCTGCTATTTCATCACTTGTTTTATGCGTTAGTTTGCCGTGGGTTAATAACGGTATAACGAAACTGCAAAGCAAGCCGCTTGATAATGCAGATTCCATTGAGAACTTCAAACAGGCAAGAATGATACAGCGCTCCACGCGATTACAGCGCCTGAAGGCAAAACATGATGTGACTTACGAAAGAGTTAAAACCGGCGCTGAAAAAGACATCCAGTCAATGAAAGAACAAATAACTGAATCTCAGGCAAGAATGGGAGAACTTACCAATGAACGAGATGAGTTACGTAAAAAAATAAATTATTTAAATAAAGAAGTTCAAAATCTCAAATCAAATATTGAGAACGCAAGTTCAATTATCCTTGAGAAAAATGAGCGCATTAGTGAACTTGAAAATTCAAGAGAATCTTTATTAGCACAATTTAATGTTAATAATGCATCACAACGCTCTCCGCTTGCAACAGTTCAAATATCCCCAACAATTAGTAATATTGACACTTTAACTAGACAAATTGACTCATTATCAAGAAATGACTACGACTTAAACAAAGAGTTTGCGATAAAAAATCCGAAAAATAAAAAAAATTAGGCCCACGGGTCGTACTCGCTGATCACGTTGGGCTGCTTGTCGCCGGCAGCAGGGAAATCTGAACGCTTCGCCACTGGATAGGCGAACGTCAGAAGCAGAGCATCGCCCTTGCCCGGAGACCGGCCAAGACGCTCTTTGATATCTTCCTTCGGCTCCATGACGATCTTACCGTCCACCCTCACCTTGTACTCTGCCGCGGACAGGTCGTCCGCAGTCTCCTGGTCGTCCAGCGCGCCGCCGAGCTTGAGCCACGTCTTACAGGCGTTGAACATCTCGCCGCGCTTATTCAGCATCTGTGGGTCTGCCGATGCGCCGCCGAACGGCACAAGCTGCCATGTGCGGCCCCATCCGTCACCGATGGACTTCAGCCCGGTACCGTAACCGAAGTCGACAAACACCGCGTCAGCCTGGTACTGGTCCTCAAAGTCGGCGATACGCTTCGCCATAATCAGATCGTCCGTGGTCTTGTTGCCGGTCCACAGCACTTTGCTGTGCAGCCCCTGGCGGAGATAAATCACTGCATCATCCACGCCGGAATACGCCGGATCGACGCCGATTATCCGCGGGGCGTGAGCCACCTGTGCCGCGGTAACCACGCGCTTCATCGCCTCGTCTGTCAGGCCGGTAGGGATGAACTGCAGCTCTGACGCATCAGGGAAGATCCCCCGCACGCGGACCTTCACAAAGTCGCTGTCCTCGCCGTAGTCATCCACCCATTTCTGGAGCTGCTCTTTGTTCGTGCCTTCGACGGTTCGGCTGTCGATCTGCGCGCACTTCCAGCGGTGTTTATATTTGCGGAAGCACTCCCGGAACCGCCCGGTGTTGCGCGTAGGGTTACCGAACGCCACCCAGATTATTTCGGTATCTTCGTCCGTCAGCGCGCCCTCAGCAACCTCCCAGACCAGATCCGCGATGTTGGATGCCTCGTCGAACACCACAACGATACGCTTACGCTCGTTGTGCAGGCCAGCAAACGCCTCGGTGTTGTGCTCAGACCAGGGAATAGCATCGGCGCGCCAGCGTTTGTCGTGGCCCGGATCGTTGCTGTACATCGCGGTGGCGGTGCAGGTGAACCACTCTTTCGTGATAGCCAGGTTCGACCATTTGATGATTTCCGGCCAGGTCTTCGTGCGCAGCTGGTTATCGGTGTTAGCGGTCACCACCACCTTGCAATCTTCACAGGTGGACATGGCCCAGTTAATCAGCATTGAGATGAACGCAGATTTGCCGATGCCGTGGCCGGATGCGCGGGAAATCATCAGCGGCTGGTGACGTGTCGCAGGATTCTGCAGGTGCTCGCCTATCTCGCGGAATGCGTCAGCCTGCCACTGTCTCGGCCCGGAGGCGTGCGCCAGTTCTGTGCCATCCTCGCCCCACGGGAACGCATACAGCGCATAGCCCAGCGGGTCATGCGTGAAGCTGGCGATATCGTCGATCAGCTGTTCTTCCGGGGATAAAGCGGCGCCTGTCACTGGTCACCACCCTGACGCTCTTTCAGGCGGCGCCGGGCTGCAGCCATGCGGTCGGCAATTGTAACGTTCACGTTAACTTCCATGCGCTCTTTGAAGGCGTTAACGTCGACATGCTTACCGATGAGCTCGAGGTTTTTCACCTTGTCGGGCCATTTGATTTTCTTGAGGATGGTCTCTATCGAGGTCTCATCCATGTTCATGATGGTTGAGGACAGGTCAAACCCGCTTAGCGTGGTTCGCCAGATTTTCGGCCACTCGCGGATAGGCTTCAAGCTGCCGTCATCGTTCAGGATATCCAGCACGTCCATCTGGTCTATTTCCACCAGGCGCAGCAGCACGTAATCGGCGCTTACGCGCAGGCGCTTGTTGCGCTCCTCCATCAGCTCAGCAATTCGTTTCTGGATACGCTCATCACGCATCATCGTGCTGGCTTTGACGTGGGCAGACTTTGGGGAGAACCCGGCATTGATGGCCGCCTGCGTCTGATTTTCAGGGCATTTCACATACTCCTGGGCGTAGGCTTCCTGCATCACCGTCAACGGTTTGTACTGAGTTGATTTGCGCTTCGGATCCTTTGGCATGGTAAACACCCCGAAAATAATTACCTTTTAGGTAATAGTAACACGCAAAACAAAGCCGCCATAGTCGGCGGCCGCGGTCATTCCAGTTTAAATTCATCATCAAACTCATGAGCTCGGGCAGCGACATGGTCGTATAGCACGACGTACTCAACGCAGCTTGATAGGGGCATTGGCCGCTCAAACTCAAGCCAGAAGCAGTCGGCATAAGCTCGACCAAACCAGTAGCCGCCGCCGTACTCCTTGCCACGCTGGATCATCATCCATCGGCCATCAGGTACGGCGTCGATAAAATCCCCGCGGTAAACGACAGTATAATTACGGTCTTTGCCACCCATGATCTTCACCCCTAAAATACTGTATATTTAAACAGTATAATTATGTGAGGATTTAGTCAATCTGTCGTGACATGTCACAGCGGTAGTTTTGTTTCATGCCAGCCGTACATCACCCAGCATGCGGCTTCTCCTGAGTGCGGGCATGATGCCACCGGCAGTTGATCTCCGCACTTGCCGCAGCGCCGTTTGCTGATGGCGTTAATCCGGCCGCGCACCCGGGCATCATCCTGGCGGATAAGCAACGCGATGTACTCGGCCATTTCGTATGGATCGCGACCAGGGCGCCGGGCGGCGCAGTTACGGGCCAGCATCTCCTGCTCCTGCTCATCCAGCACCAGTTCAATTTTTCGCTCGCCGGCGGCGGACTGCCGCGCGCGCTGCGCGGCCTTGCGTTCTGCGGGGGATTTAGGCATGCTCCCGCTCCTTCAGGCGCTCGTCTTCATTGCTGAAGTCGTCGCCGTCAATTGGCATCAAGCTTTTGGCCGGGAAAATTGGCATACCTCCCGATGGCTTTCTCTTGTAAATCGAAACGTCGCCTGATACAACCCATATCTGCCGCCTAGGATCTATCATAGTGCATCTGCAGCCGTCAGGAAATTTGAGATATTCCCCGCTTGATACAACACGAACCAACGTAACGGTTTTGCCAACTTCATTCTGGTTTCCCGAAGCCAGCACTAATGCCAGCCCACCTGCGCGTAACTCAGCCATGGCTCACCTCTACGCATTGAATATTATCTACGTGTGGTGAAATATCGTTCCACGCCCTCTTATCATCTGCAACTTTCATCGCCTTAATGGCTGCTTTGCACTGCTCCATACTCTGCATGGGCACCACCTGCATATTCGATGATTGGCTGCTGATGACGAAAATCAGGAAGAAGTACGGCATCAGCTCACCTCCCGCTCAATGTCAGGAAGCACTGCTTTAACAGCTTCGCGGACCTCTTTCATTGAACGATCAAACCAGTTTACAGAGGTTGTATAACCGTCGAACTTCGCGCCTTTGGCATTAATTTTTGCTACCGTAATATCTCTGGCCGCATTAATCATCGCCACGGCTACAGCTTCAGGGATTTGATTACTCACCTTTCACCTCCCGTCTCATCTTGGTGATTGGGTTATTCCAGGAGTCGATATCCTCCTGAATCACCCTGCCGCTACCGCGGCACAGCTCGCAGGAAGAAAGAAGCCCGTAGCAGACCGGGCATTTCTCAAATGGGCCAAACTGACGCTTCCACTTCAGCAATGCTGCATGCTTGCCAATTTCCTCAATGGTGCGCATCACCTCACCTCCTGCGGGGCGGCTGCGAGCATGGCGGCGCGGCAGGATTCATATTTAGCCATCACGACCAAAACGCCATGATTCCAGGCATGCTCATCAATTGAGTCGCACGTTTTACATTCTTCAATTGCTGCTTCAAATATTGACAAATCATCGATCACAACCGACTGCTGTGCATGGCGATAGAGCGGGACAACTACTGGATCAAGCGTGGTGTTAGGCACCCACTCTAATCTGCCATCACTCCGCACTTCATAGCTCCCGCCCTTGCCGTAAGCCTCTGCTTTCTCTCTTGTGGAAAAAGTTGTGTTTGTGTTGATGTAATTATTAAGAACGCCATCCATATTTCTAAATATCAGGCTGTACGCCACCGGCTCGCTGTCCATTGCGGCCAGCGCCATGCGGGCCAGCTCTCGTTCTTCTGATGCGCTCGGCTCTGGTCCATTGCCCAGGAAAATTTGCTGTGCGCGCTCTCTGGTTATGGTTGATTTGGTCATTGGTTGGCTCCTTCTGCTGCCCGGTTAACTATCACGCCGTCGTATACTTCTTTGAGGTGGCCGCGTAAGTCCATGCGACGGAGCGCGCTAAACATGTAATCGCATTCCGCCTGTTTGTTAGCCTGAAATGGCTTGCTGTCCCGGTTAACCCACTCCCAGTTTCCAGGCCAGCCGTGAACCTTCTTAACCCGACCTTTGACCACGTGAAGCAATCCCCACCCAGGCTGCAAATCCTCAATATTTACGATACCCGGCTCACTAATCATGAAACGCCAGTCTCCCATGCCCTTCTCGGGTTCAACACGGAAAGGCTTCTTGCGGTCGGCCAACAAGTCAGAACGAGAGCATTTAGCCTCAATCAAACAACTGGCCCCATTGCGAAAGCCGATTGCATCAGCCTGCTCACCGTATGGCGTCCATGCTCGGAACCGGTCATGAAAGGCCACCTTGAAACCGTTGTTTTGCAGAAAGCGGCAGGCTATCTGGCAAAGTTCATCGTGTGTCAGTGCCATCTACTCAGCCTCCACCTTGATGCCAGCGGCGTTCAGCACGCGATGAAGCTCAAGTTTCACGCCAACCAAAATCTGTTTCCTCTCTTCAATGGCCACTTCTGCGAGATAGTCTTCGAGCATTTTGAGCTTCGGCAGCTTCACGGTGCGGGACTCCAGCTCGGCGATGCGCTGCTGCGCCTTCTCCAGCGCCTCTACCAGCTCCAAGGTCTCCGCCGGGGAAAGATGCTCACCACATTCAGCGTTGATTCTGGCTCTCTGCGCCAGTTCGGTGATATCAGTTGTCATGCGGCACGCTCCTTGCTGGTTTTTCCATCTACGACTGCATCGAAGCCTGAAGGGGTTAAATTCACGCTGTAATACAGGCCATCAAATTTTCTGCACGCTGGATTACGCCAATTCACTAGCCCCTCACGAAAAAGCACTGGTATAGAGGGACAATTAACGCGGTGGGAGACCTTATCTTGCTCGCCTTTTAGTTTGTCACCACGCATGAAATACCGCGTGCCGTTATACATACGGCGAAGGGTGAAGATTTGAGCATCAGTTAGTTTTGGGTACTTGCTCATTTGTCGGCCCCCTCGCGCAGCTGCTTGGCGAAGTCGTCAGCAGCAAGTGCAACCCCTTTCGCCAAAGCGTCAAAAAACTGGTCATCACCAGGAATTCGAAGTTTTGCCGCAAACTCCTCCACCCCATCAGCCTTAATCCCGGCCAGGTAGGCATCGGGGGCGGAAAAGTCCAGCTCATCGGCGCATGGGATAACTTCGCCGTATATCCGCTCCATAGCTTCATCCCATCCATAGCGGCAGGCATCGTACCGGTCAGTAATGCCACGGTCTTCCAGTCCGCACCCCATGCCTTCGGCGTGGTACTGAGGTTCGTTATCCAGGTTGGTTACGGAGTCAACGATCTGTTTCATCGCTACATTTTCCAGAGCTAACGCCACATTCTCCGCAGCCAGCTGCTTAAACGCTTTCGCCAACTTCAGGAACTTCTGCTCTCTTATCGACAGCTCGCCTGCCGCCTCCAGGGAGGCGATGAGCTCGTTTACTGTTTCGATGTTCATGCTGCCACCCATTCATTAATCAGCCAGATACCAAACGCCGACAGTGCAATCACAGCGATTACCACGACAAAGTTGAGCGTCAGCGCATAAACACGAAGAGTTCTGCCGCTATAGTTCTCAAAATCCATACTTACCCCCGCTTACCCGTTTAACTTATTGATTCAATTGATATCAATGAAGATCGTTGTTTTAGAACTCCTCGACCTTCCACCCGCCGCCGGCTTTTGCCGGGAGCTTCGTTACTCCGATGATCCGGAATGGGTACTGGTCGGCTGCGACTTTGGTTTTCACCCTGGCATCGTCAGTCCAGAACCCTTTCACCTCATGCAATTCCATCTGGCCGTTTGCCAGCATCACGGCGAAGTCAGGCGTGTAGAACGTGTTGTCAGCCAGACGCAGCTTGATGCCTTCGAACCGGTACCAGGCGATTTCCCCGTAGCGCCTACGCAGTTCAAGCTCTTGCGCATACGCCGTTTCGGTTTTGTTCATCTGGCCCGCTTTGAGCCGGCCAAGTGCCTGTAGTGTCTTTCGCATGATTTTTACCTTATTGGTAATTTATAACCATAAACGGATCAATATCAATAGTCTTGCGCATATTTTATTACCCTTTTGGTAAACATTAAGGCGTAAAAAAATGCGCTCCCGCGCCGGTATTACTTGATGAGTCCTGCTGCCTTCCCTCGCCGGTATTCCTCCATCAGCCACTGTGCCGGGGTTATACCTCCGAGTGTCGCAGCGTTAGGCATGCATCCGAAACTTCGACCTGGTGGATGGTAGGTATTGCCACCGGGGTCTGGAGGGGTGCTTATAGGCTCTGGCTTCGCCTGGATGCTCAGAATCGGATCGGGTATCTGATGCCCTGCCGCGACCTTCGATGCCCATTCGTCCAGAAGCTTACGCGCATGTTTCTCAACCTCAATCTCACTCAACTGACGCTGGTACATCGCGCGCCTGGTATCGCACACAATCCAGTACATGACAGGGTGGCGCCACGGGAATTGTTCTGGTCCGCCAGGCTGTAGGCTTTTCTCCTTGGCGTAGCGGTGAAACTCCCCCATCACATCTTCGATACTCACACCAAGCACCATCTTGCTGTCTTTGCACCACTTGATGAATTGACCTGGTGACGGCCAGAACGGTGATTCACTGGCACGGGCATGGCGCATTCCTGCTGATACCTGCTCGCGTGTACGGATACCACCTTCGGCGAAAGCGGCAATCCACTGGCGCTTAGCGTCGGTCTCCTGCTGTGCGGTCTTAAGGTTGGTCTGCTCTGCTGCCGGAAACAGTTGCTTGAGCTGTTTAAACAGGGCATCGACAAGTCTCTCTGCGCTGATGTTCACAACATTGTCTTGCTGATCCTGGTGATTGTCCGGACCCATCATGCGAGCCAGGGCGCCGGCATCACGATTCTGAATTGCTGCGAATACGTTACTCATAAGAAATCCTTCCAGCCTTCAGGGCTGTTCCAGTGTGGTACTTCATCGTCAGAGCTTTCACCGCGCTTTCCTGCCGCTCTTTTTTTCCTGTTCATCAGCAGCCGGGCAAACTTCTGCTCCCACTGCACGTGTTGCATCACATTGCCTTCTGCCATCCAGTAGGTGATGAATTCGATCAGGTCTGATTTCTTGTAACCGTCAGCTGGTAGCGCATGGCCCCATGTTCTGGCGCGCATGACAAAGTCCTCTGACGGCTTCCAGTTTTCATGCATGGTGAATTTGCCAATTGGCTCTCCGATACCATCAACGACAACCGGAGGGACTTGAATTACTTCGCGCGCAGAGAGAGGGGTTTTTATTTCCCTGATCCCTGATCCCTGATCCATTCCTAATGGTACTTGTACCGTATCAGTACCGTACTCATACGGTACTAGGGGTAAACCTTTGATTTTGCTTTCTTTTGGCTTATTCACTACCTGATGTTTAAGGAAATTAGTTATGACCCCAAAATGCTTGCCATCAGGGGTGGAAAACATGGATAAATAACCACAGTTGGAAAGCTCCCGTATTAGTACCGGAATAGGAACGGATGGTTCTCGGATAGGGAAAACTGCAGCTTTGATAAGCTTCGGGTTTGCATTGAAATAGCCTTCATCATCTGCGTAATTAAGCAGACCAATAGCCAGCAAGCAGGCTGGTTCTGATACCTCTGCCATGTCTTCATCGGTCCAGAACTCGGGCTTAATGGTGCGAATGCGGGCCATCAGATCACCTCCACGGCATTACCTTTTGAGGCCTCATGCATTAGCCGTTTTATCTCAGCATGGCGGCGGCGGTTAGTCTCGAGGGTGCATTCGACACAATGCCCGTTGTATACCCATCGCTCACTGTCATGGCCGTGCTTACATTGCTTACCGGTGTAGTAGCGCTTTAGTCCTGCCTTTGCCGCTTCGACGCGAGTAATGATCTCCATAGTTCCTGTCTCACTCTGGTTGTGGTTACGGTAATTTTGCAGCAAGCCAAAAAAAGATCAACCGTATTTGGATAATTATTACCAGATTGGTATTCAGGGAGAGGCAGGAGCCGCCTGGGGGTGGCGGCGCGGGTGAGTTTTGAGGATTAACGTTCGTGGAACCAGAGGACCAGGTCGGATTTTGCGGAGATCCACTTACGGGATTTGCAGGCTTTAAACAGTCTTTCTAACAGAGGTTTACGTGGAATTCTTCTACGGCCAGTCAGGTGAACCTGAATGTAGTGGCTGGTCGTGCCGGCGTCACTTGCGAACTCTTCACGCTCTGCCGGCGAGAGGTCGAGCCAGCAGCGTTTGAAGTCAAATTTTTGCACATCGCTCATATTTTTTAGTCCCGGACTAACTTTAGACAGCCTGATTATTACCAATCTGGTGTAAAAATCAATGACTGTTACCTTTTTGGTAAGTTTACCTTTATGGTAATATTCTATTAAATTTAATCAGTTAGGTAACAATTTCAGGCTAAAAAAATAGAAATGAAAAGCATCTACGACATACGACGCGACAACCTCAACGAGATAATCCGGAAGGATTTCGATAACACGCAACTACGGTTTGCCGAGAGATTCAAAAAATCAGCGAATCTCGTTAACAGGTGGAGCAAAGGGACAAAAAATATCGGCGCTAGCGTCGCACGCGAGATCGAAGCTTTCACCAGGAAAGAGCGATTCTGGCTGGATGTCGACCATCTTTCTGACAATCCGATCCTGCCGAAGATTATCGACCCGCAGGAATGGAGCGTAGAAAAGCAGGCAGCTTTCACCCTTGGTGTATGGATGGGAGAGCATCCGAATCTGAACTCAGAGAAAAAGGTTTCGGAAGCGGCCGGCATCGGTCAGGCAACCGTAAATCGCATCCTGAACGTAGAAGGCTCCACCAGCATTGGCGTACTGGCGGCTATCGCGCGGGCGTTCGGCCGCGATGCATATGAGCTGATCCTGCCGCCTGGCAATGCTGGTCTGATTGACTATGACCACCACGAATACGCCAGGCTGCCGCAGGAAGAGAAAAACAAGATCACCGCCTTCATCAAGTTCATCGTCAGCCAGAACCAGTAAGCCTCTAATCTACCTGCCACTCCTGCAATCCTGCCGGGTGGATAACTTCCCGCGCCTCATACATTTACCATTTTGGTAAACTTTTCCTCGTCACATCTATTGACTAATTCGAAAATTGATCAGATTATTACCTTAACGGTAACAACAGGGCGTTGAATTACCAGAAACCCACCACAGGGTGGCTTTCTCATACCCCTGATATTTACCAAATGGTAATAGTGAGGTGTGTATGCAATGGCAAATCATTAACGGCTGGTACTGCGTTACGGCATGCGGGCTGATGAGCTGGAAGTTTCGCACGCTGCCGGAAGCAATCAGCTGGGCCTTCGTCAGCAAACTGGCAGCAAAAACGGAAATGGGTATGGGGGTGAGTAAGTGACTGATTTAGCAATTATCGAAATCGCGCCAGACATGGCGCCGGCAATTTACGTTGAGAACGGGCTTGATTCCTTCCTGGAAAAGATCCGCGCCGGAGTAAACGAAGTTCCTGACCTGAGCACTGCAAAGGGACGGGCTCGTATTGCATCGCTGGCCGCACAGGTATCACGCAGCAAAACTGCTGTAGAGAAACCTGGCAGGGATTACCTGAAGCGCCTCAAGGAGCAGCCGAAAGTGGTTGAAGCTGAATTGCGCCGCTTCGTCACCGAATGCGATCAGCTGCGCGATGAAGTACGCCGCCCTCTTACCGAGTGGGAAGATGCTGAAAAGGCGCGCACCGAAGCACTGCAGCAGCGCCTTGTGGATTTGCGTGCGCTGGCTGACGTGATCGACACCGCCGGTAACTACCTGCCTTCTGCTGATATTCAGGCGCGCATTCTGGAAGCTAAATCCGTGGTGCTGGATGACAGTTGGCAGGAGCGCGCAGCAGAGGCGGGAGTGGCTAAAGATTCAACTATTCAGCAACTGGAAGCGTCGCTGGTAATAGCGCAAAAGCGCGAACATGAAGCCGCTGAGCTTGATCGCCTGCGCAAAGAGGCAGAAGAAAAAGCACGCCTTGAGCGCGAAGAGAATATCCGCCGTGAAGCCGCTGAACAGGCTAAGCGTGATGCAGAGGCAAAGGCACAGGCTGAAATTGATGCTGCTGCACGCCGTGAATCTGAAGCCAGAGCTGCAACTGAACGCGCAGAGCGCGAAAAAATTGAAGCCCAGCAGAAAGCAGAGCGTGAAGCAAAAGCCGCTGCGGAAAAAGCTGAGCAGGAAAAGAACGCTGCTATCGCAGCGGAGCGCCGCCGTCATGAGGAAGCTGAATCAGCGCGCCTGGCTGAGCAGAAGCGCATTGCGGAAGAAGAAGCGCGCCGGGCCGCTGATAAAGAGCACCGCCGCAGCATCAATCGACAGGCTATCGCAGACCTGATTGAAAGCGGCCTTACGCAGGAAATGGCAGAGAAGGCACTGATCGCCATCGCCAGCGGGAAGGTATCTGCAGTCTCTATCAAGTACTGAGGTGCGTATGAATACTCAGCAGATTAACAACCTGAAAAAAATCATGACCAGCATCGACAGCGACTACCAGCTGAGCCAGATGCACTATGAGCGCCAGGTGGAGCTGATCGACGCGATCAAATACCACCAGCTGCAGAAACCTTTCTACGAACTGGAGCGCAAAGGCGTGCGCACAGAGATTCTGGAAGAACTGATGATGAGCCCGGAATTCGAAGAAGCTCTCGCGGCGTACCAGGCCGCGCTGACCAGCATCATCGCGAAGTGGGATCTGGCTGACCAGCTGGATACGGCGAGGAACGCGGCATGACACCAGGCATTTACTTCGACATCAGCAACGAGGACTACCACGCCGGCGACGGCGTGAGTAAGTCGCAGCTGGATATGGTGGCGCTGAGCCCGGCCCTTCTGCAGTGGCAGAAATCAGCACCGGTCGATACCGAAAAGCTGAAAGCTCTGGATATGGGGACGGCTCTGCACTGCCTTCTTCTGGAGCCGGAAGAGTTCGATAAGCGCTTCATCGTGTCGCCGCAGTTCAACCTGAGAACCAACCAGGGGAAAGCAGATCAGGAAGCCTTTCTGAAAGACGTCGAGAACATGGGCATGACGGTAATGGACGCCGAACAGGGCCGGAAGCTGAAACTGATGCGTGACAGCGCAATGGCACACCCGGCAGCGCGCTGGCTGCTTGAGGCGGAAGGATTCTGCGAAGCCTCCCACTACTGGACAGATCCGGAGACTGGCGAGCTGTGCCGCATACGCCCGGACAAGCGCCTGAAGAATCACCCTGTCCTGTTGGACGTAAAGAAGGTTGCCGATATGGAGCGTTTCTCACGCCACATTGAGGAATTCCGGTACCACGTACAGGACGCGATGTACCGCGAAGGCGCGCAGCAAACCACCGGCGATCCACATGGATTCTTCTTCCTTGCAGTGAGCGAAACCATTGACTGCGGCCGCTACCCGGTGCGGGTGTTCGAACTGGATGCGCAGGACGTGGACACAGGGCATGCGCTCTACCGCCGGGATCTGAATACCTATCACCAGTGCCGCGAAACAGGCGACTGGGGTGGATTTGAAATTATTAAACGCCCTGAGTGGGCACGTAAACAGGATATGTACGTATGAGCAACGACATCGCAATCACTTCTCAGCCTGGTGCTACCGTCGGCACCGCCGCGGCAATCTTCAGCCCGGAAGGCATCAACCAGTTAGTGCGCTTTGCTGAGCTGATGGCTCAGAGCAGGGTTACTGTTCCGGCGCATCTTGCAGGGAAGCCGGCAGACTGTATGGCTGTAGCAATGCAGGCTGCACAGTGGGGAATGAACCCTTTCGCTGTAGCGCAAAAAACCCACGTCATTAACGGCGCGCTGGGTTATGAAGCGCAGTTGGTAAATGCAGCCATCACCGCAATGGCGCCAACAAAGGATCGCGTTCACTTTGAATGGTTCGGCCCATGGGAAAACGTGATCGGAAAGTTCATCGAAAAAACAAACGACAAAGGGAAAAAGTATCTGGCGGCTGGATGGTCAGCAACGGATGAAAAAGGGTGCGGGGTAAAGGTCTGGGCAACGCTGAAAGGAGAAAACGAGCCTCGAGTACTGGACCTATTACTTACCCAGGCCCAGGTTCGTAACTCAACTCTATGGGGCAGCGATCCAAAACAACAACTCGCATATCTGGGGGTTAAGCGATGGGCCCGCCTGTATTGCCCTGACGTAATTCTCGGCGTCTACACCCCTGACGAATTGCAGGAAGCAGCACCGCGTGTTGAGCGCGATATTACGCCAACACCAGCGACTGCATCCGGCATGAACAAGCTGATCAACACCAAGCCTGAACAGTTGGCTGAAGAGAAACCAAAGAACAGCGACGACCGCGATCCAGAAGAAATTCTGTGCGCTTTCACTGACGCAGCGATGAACTACAACACGCTGAAGGACCTGGACAACGCTTACAAATACGTTGCCAAAAAGCTCGCTAACGATGATGAGCGTCTGGCTAAAGCTACCGACGTCTACAGCATTCGCCGCGAAGAGCTGAATCAAATACCGATGTAATCACCACCGCGGCGCCCGGCGCCGCACTGAAAAAAGAGAGGTAACGATGAAAGGTGCATTAGGCAAAAAGGAACTGCTGGCGGTGGTGCCTGTATCGATGAGCACTATCGACCGCATGGAGAAAAACGGGGAGTTCCCTAAGCGTTTCTGGATCACAGACAAGCGCTGTGCCTGGAACAGCGAAGAGATTGAGCGCTGGCTTGATGAACGTCAGCAGAACGGCACCACAGAGTTTGCTGGAAAAAAGCCTCCGGTTGAGCAGCGAGTATTTCGCCCGGTTGGTAACGCGGCGTGACGTCGCTGGCGAGGTACTGGGAAAGGTGGTCAGGATGGTTTCTGTACCTGGCCGCCGTATCCGCCTGGCTGTTCCTGCTGGCGGTCATTTTTCGAGAGGGTTGGATACGATGAATCGGATGGAAAAATACCACGCGGATTATGTCTCTCAGCGCAAAGCGCCCCCTCTTGTCGCCGTAACGCCGGCGGCAATGGAGATCGAGCAGCGCGCTATTACTCGCGAGAACAAAGGCCAGTACCGCCTGGCCGCTCGCCTCTGGCTTGAGTGCATGGATGCGGCCACTGGCGAGGTTGAGCGGGCCCGTATCGCTATACGCCGAGATCAGTGCATTGGCCGCGGGAACCGGCTTCGCCAGGGATGCTATGCCGGGATCTGCGCCACAGCCGGGGTGATTTATGACTAACCCACACGACAGCATTCGCGTAGGCAGTATCACGCTGGTTTATTCGTCCGTGCGCCGTGGCTGGCTGGCGCCCGGCGGCCAGGTTATCCAGAACCCGCTGAAGGCTCAGCGCCTGGCGGAGCAACTGAATAGCAAGAAGGTGTCAGCATGAGCGGAAAATACACCCTGATCTATGCGGATCCGCCTTGGGCATACCGCGACAAGGCAGCCGACGGTGACCGCGGAGCCGGTTTCAAGTATCCAGTGATGAATGTTCTGGATATCTGCCGGCTGCCAGTATGGGAGCTCGCCGCCGAAGATTGCCTTCTGGCGATGTGGTGGGTACCGACTCAGCCGGTAGAGGCGCTGAAAGTCATGGAGGCCTGGGGATTCCGCCTGATGACCATGAAGGGATTCACCTGGCACAAGACAAACAAGCACAAAGGCAACAGTGCGATCGGCATGGGCCATATGACCCGGGCGAACAGCGAAGACTGCCTGTTTGCCGTGCGCGGAAAACTACCTGCCCGCATGGATGCCTCAATCTGCCAGCATGTCACGGCGCCGCGCCTGGAGAACTCGCGCAAACCTGACGTTATCCGCGAGAAACTGGTGCAGCTGCTTGGAGATGTCCCGCGTATTGAACTCTTCGCCCGCCAGTCGTCTCACGGTTTCGACGTGTGGGGCAACCAGTGCACGGCGCCGGCGGTTGAGTTGCTGCCAGGCTGCGCAGTGCCGGTAGTGAAGACGGAGGCCGCATGAACATTGCCGAAGAGGCCTCGCTGATACGACAACTCGAAGAGGCGCGCGCCATTATCAACCAGAGGAATGGTGAGATCATTCACCTGCAGAGAGAAGCGGCGCGCTACCGTGAACAGCGGGATTCTGCAAACGCGATGGTTAAGTTCCTGCGCGGACTCTTTGAGAATTCTTCGAAGGCGACACAATGAGCCGCCTCCGGGCGGACTATTGTTCATTCATCCACTTTTCAAATGCAGACGGGGAGAACGGCACCAGGTCGTAATGCTCCCCGTTTATCCATGCATCAACCATATTTGCCCACTGCTGCAGCATGTAGGCCCGCTGCCGGGAATACTCGGCCTTGTTGTAAACCGCCCTCACGCCCTTCTGTTCATGCGCCAGCGCCTTCTCTATCCAGTCTGACGGGAATCCCGCTTCATGCAAAAGCGTGCTCGCTGTGCGCCGCAGGTCGTGCACTGTTAGAGGTTGCAGGTTCTCTCCGGCATCCGCTGCCGCAGCAACCGCGCGATCGATGACTGAGTTCAGAGCAGCATTGGATAACGGCTTACTGGTGCTGTAACGCCCGGGAAGAAGATAGTCACTCCCGCCTGCGCACATCTGCAGGCCTACCATCAGATCCTGCGCCTGAGGCGGCAGGTAGATGACGTGCGACCGGCTCCCCTTCATCCTGTCATAGGGGATCGTCCAGGTTCCTTTGCTGAAATCCACCTCTTTCCACGTCGCCATGATGAACTCGGTTTTGCGCACCATCGTGATCAGGATGAGCTTCACAGCCAGTTTTAAGGTTGGCAACGTGCTGACGGTATCGAGCGACCTGAACAGCACGCCGATTTCTTCAGGCTGCAGGCAACGGTCACGCGGTTTAAACATGGCGATCGCCGAAGGTTTGATATCTGCGGCAGGGTTGAATAACCCGTGCCCGCGGTCATTAGCGTACCGGTAAACGCTGCTGATGATTTCACGCGCCTGCACCGCCGTCGCACGCCCGCCGCGCTCGACTATGCGATCGCAAAGATCGCGCACCATAGGGGTCGTTATCTCGGACATCATTTTGTTTCCGAGAACAGGCAAAATATCCCGGTCGATTACTGATTGCTTCATAGCCCGCGTGCTGTCAGCCAGGACCACATGTTTCATGTAGGCGTCGGTATGTACCGTAAATGTTTCGGCGCCGCGGATCCGTTTGATACCGTCACGCTTCGCCGCAGCCGGCGACTGGCCTGCCTTCAGCAGCTTTTTAGCGGCTATCAGTTCATCCCTGGCTTCAGCCAGCGTGATACCGTCACGACCATACTGACCGATAACCAGCGTCTCCCGGCGGCCGTTGATGCGGTAATCGTAACGAAACGAGATGGTGCCTGAGATCAGCACGGCTACGTATAGACCGTCGCGATCGGAGACCTTGTACATTTTGCCCTGCGGTTTCAGGTTTTTTAGTTTGGTATCGGTAAGCACATTTCACCCGTGATGCATCATTTTTTCTGACGGTACGAGAGTATACCGTAATGGTAATACCGTCAGGTATACCGTCAAAAAATGTGAGATAGAGTGAATAGTGTTGAAGTGATATAAAGAAAAACCCTCTGTAAAAACAGAGGGTTGCATTTCAATTTGAGTAGATATGATTAGCTATAGGGTAGCCGTTAA